CAGCATACAAAAACTCTTTAGCCATCATCTGAGTCTTAGACACAACCTTAATACGAACAGTTGGGTCAACACAAATACGATAAGTAATATAATCAATAGACACTGTCATTGACTTGGCGTGCTCCGGTGGCATATTCACCAAAACATAGTTTTTAACACCCTGCTCAAAAAGCATAGAAGGGTGCAACCAAGAAGGGTCACGATTCTCAATAAGGTCAATAACGTTTTGCTGATGAGCAAACGTCTCAGACTTCATAAACTCTTTACGAAAATCCCTAAAAGACATATTTTTGTCTTCATCAGAAATCTGACCACCCCTAGCCTTCAAAGCCCGGACTAACTTAACTTCACGGTCAAAATCAGGGTCAGACTTAGTGTAGTAGTAGAAAGTCTTACTTGACTTTCCTACAGCCTTACAAGCATCCTCAACACTGAAACCCTTAGCTATCATCTCAAGGAGCCTGGACTTAGACTCATTAGAATCCAAAGTCTTACCTGCTGCCAACCTTAAATGGAGACTGTCCTGCTGTTTAGGCATAAGACTAGAAACTCCTCTAGGGTATAGAAATGGCCCGTCATTTATATTTCATAAGGTAAAAAAAATTTTTAGTTTTCATCGGGAGCGAACCGAATGTAGTGAGTGAGCGACCTCGGTTAACCCTCGGTCGCGGCGCGAAGCCCCAAGCGGAGCGCCGCTTTCGGCCTAAAAGGCCTCAAGCCGGTAGAGGGGCGGGGCTTTAAAAAGCCCCTCTACTATATACAAGGCTGCAACAAACAAAAAAGTTGCACACCCCCTTTGACCTGCGGAAACACACGCCAAAGTTGAGCCCCGACACGCCAAGAACGTGCAAAACCCAGCTCAGATCACACCACCAAGGTTTAGAAAAAATATGTGACTGGAGAATAAAGTGGTAGCCTCGCGCGCGTTTAATAATCCCCCCTCAAAGATATAAGTCTATACCTGTAGTTGAGGGTTAGTGTTGCCGTGGGGGCGTGTTGTGGGGGCATAGTGCCTAAGAATTAGGGGCTAATAATATTTATTAGAGGCGACTCGTTGCATATATATATGGTTATAAGGACAGACGGGGCGACTATGTTAGGGGCGTATTTTGTAGCTGAGCTGAGGTTTATTGTTATAAAATTGTAATAATTATTTTATTAGATGAGCTTGACTTTAACGAGCTGAAAGGGTAATTTTGTTTATGTGAGCTCGTAGGGGGCTCGTAGATTAGGGAGATTGAAATGATTACTCACTACTTGTGTGGTGCTGTAGATGTTGAGTGGGTTCAGCGTGATGAGTTCACTTGGTGTTGTCCTTGTTTGTTGGAGGGTGATGATAAATGAGTGAGCTACTTATGCCGTCCGAGGCGATAAGATTTACTACGCAAGGAGACTATGCGTGCTCTTGGTGTGGTTATGTTATCCCTTGTAAGGGTGATGTGTTGCAAGAGTGGTGTTCAGCTGAGGTGTACGGGTTATTCTGTTCGGAGTCTCACGCTAGGGGCGCGACTAATAATGTTAGTTATAGAGCTAAGTGGGGCTACTAATGACCGAGCGTGAGGTGTTGGCTGTGTTGTTAGAGACAGATGACGAGCGCATAGCTGAGCTTGAGGCTGAGGGTTTGACTCATAGTGACGCTGTTGGTGTTGCTATGGCTGAGGCTCAGCTGAGGATTAAGGGCGCGTAGTTGCTTGACGATAGCCCCGAGCTGTTGGTATTCTCGGGGTGTTCGTCTAGTCATTAGGGGCTAGAGATAAGAAACGGATCGGGGCAATATGTTAGAGATTAGAGCTATTAGACCAGAGGCAGAGCCAAAAGCTGTACAGATTGACGCGTACAATAGTGGGGAATATGTTGGACAGATTACATATTACGGCTGTAAAAGTATTAAAGAGGCTAAGGCTAGAGCCTTAAAGCTGATAAGTGTTGAAAGCCGTCTGCCTCACTTTCCAGATGTAGAATATAGAAACTAGACCGAAACGGGCGAAAGCCCGTCCGAGCGTAGGGCGCTCGCTGACGAGGTCAGATTTAGGGAATAGAGGCACTATGTTGATAAAGGTAAACGCAGAGAATACAGCTACGGGAAACCCTCGCAGAGGTTGGGTGTTGGTGTCAGCTGAGGGGCGTTTCTTGGGCTTTTATGATGAGGGCTATGACGAGGGGGGCGCAGAGTTGCGCGAGCTGTTAAAGGTTGAGCCGTTGGCTTTCCCTAGTCTTAATATCACACCAAAAGAGTACAAGAGGTTAAAGGGTTTAGTTGCCTAATTAGTTAAGTTTAGCCCCGAGGTGAGCTGTCGGGGCTATTCTTAATCGCTTAGGGTGAGCGATTAGATAGGGAAAGTAGGGATATATGCAATTAGAAAAGGACGAGGTGGCTCTTATTCTGTCAGCTTTAGAGTGGGACAGGGTAGGCACTTATGGGGACGGGCGCGAGGAGAGAATTAACGCGCTAGTGGTAAAGATTAAGAGGGTGACGGCTAATGTTTAACGAGGTTACAGCTCGCCTAGTTTATTGTGAGGGTGCTGATGTGTGGACGCGTGGCGTTGAACACTTTCTAGATGTGCAAGATTTCACCGACCACATAACACGCAACAAAGAAAGGATTTTATGGGTGAGCATAACGCAAGATTAACCCCACGGGGTGAGTTTGTGGCTGATGTGCTGACGGCCTTGCTGTTGGTTGGTATGGGCTATGCAATAGTGCGAGCTGTTGCCGTAGTTGTGGTACGGATCGGGCAAGGTTTAGGGATAATTTAGCTTTATTGACAAGAGGGCGCGTGCCCCTAACACGCGCTCTCACTTATTGAAAGGGATAAATGGGTATGAGTAGGCAACGACAACGCGCCAAATTGCGCGAGGGGACAACGATAACGCGCGAGGACGGATCGCACCCGTATATTATTTGGTGCGCTAGGTGTGACTTTTATACTACGGCTGTGTCGGCTAGTGGTTGGTTGGTGTATAAAGAGGCCGTGAAATTAGCTAATAGGCACTCTTGCTAGATGTTATCAAATTGTTATATAAATGTGCTTGACTACAACGGGAACGCGCAACAATAATGGGTTTCGTGGCTAATGGGTAGCTACGAGGTAGTAAATATATGAGAGGCTAGGGATAGCAGATGAAAGTTAAAGATGTAATTGAAAGATTGCAAGGCTACAATTTAGATGAGGAAATTGTTGCTTTATGGTGGGGTAAAGATGTATTTGATTATGAGGATAACCCCATTACTGATGAGGTTTGGTCTAAAGTTGTTAAGACTTTAGATGATGAAAATAATCTTGATTACGCTAATCAAGTTATTTTTGATGAGATTTTGTGCGAGTTAGCCAAAAACGAGGTGAACGCATAATGAACCATAAAGATTTTTTGAGGATCGCTGACATAGTTTCTTGTCTTAGAAAAGATTATGGTAGTGATAACGAAATACTTAACGAACTCACAACCGATTTAGCTGTTTCTTTCAAGTTAAATTATTCAAGTTTTGATTATGTGCAATTCTTGAACGATTGTGAATATACTGAAAGTGTGGACGCATAATGTTTGATCCGATTACCTGCCACGGGCAAAGTTGGGGTAATTTTTGCCAGGTTTGCGAGCAAGAGGAGTTTGATAAGTTTATGCACGATAATGTGGAAGCTAATTATTCGGACGAAACAGAATACGAGGAGAGCATATGATAAGTCAGCAATATAGTTGCGCTAAATGTTTAACAGATGTTGATGATGAAGATGTTATTTGGGCTGATGTTTATGGCAATTTAACGACTATGTCTGGTTATCCTTATTGTCAAGGTTGCACACCTGAGGAGTTGAACTATGACTACTGAGGAACGCTTAGATCGTATTGAAGCTATGCTCAGGTTCATTATTCGTGAGCTAACTTTTATTCCGGAGACGGATAGTATGCCTGAGAAGCCTAACCTTGTGAGGGTGAAATGACAAAAACTTATAGGGGTACAGCTAGGGTGCGTGTAAGTGTTGAAGCTAATAGTAGCGAGGACGCATACGCCCTGATTACTGACAGACTTGAGTCTGCTAACGATTACTTGGACGATTATGATGATGTTGATGTTCAAGAAATCTAACAAAGATAACTATGGGGTTTGCTATGTGTGTAGTAAATCTTGGTATTGCTGTTGTGATAACGAGTGTAACAAGGAGGAAACAAAATGAAAGAATACAACATAGATTACAAATATGTTATATGTTTTAATGTTGTTGAAGAGGACGAAGACAAGGCTAAGGAATTAGTTGAAAAGAAAATGGACAACTTGTTAAATAAACTTAACGAGGACGAAGAATATACAGGTAAAGTTAAAGGTGTTTGGTTATCTGATGTTCTTGAAGAAGATGTTATTTACTTACAAGAGGAGACATATGAGTCTGTTGTTGTGTGAAATATGTGAAGTGAATACTAAAACATATATTGAGGGCAAGTGGTGTGATGATTGTCGTGACGATTTTAAGACAAGCGAGGACGATAAATGAAATCGCAAGAAGAGTTAGATGAAATGAGTATGATTGAACTTGTTGAAGAGTTTATAGCAACCTGTGATCGTGTGATTGAAAGGAATAATAGTGGAAACGCTGTATAGTTATATTATTTTTGGTTCAGTTGTCCTAATGTATCTTATTTGGGGGCAACGATGACGCGTAAACCCCCTAAGCATATTGTTAGGTTAGGTAAAGAAGCTGTTATGTTATGGAAACTACAACAAGCATTGGGGAAACAAAATGTTAGCAGAAGATTATTGGAAAGGCGCGCTGTGCGCTGAGGTTGGTTCAGAGTTCTTTTTCCCCGAAAGACACGAAACAGATATGGTCAGATTGGCAAGGAAGATTTGTGATAGGTGTGATATTAAACAGAAGTGTTTAGATTATGCGCTGAAAGATCCTGAGCTTAGAGGTGTTTGGGGTGGCACAACTTTTCAGCAACGCTACAAGATTAGGAATAGGAGTGGTAGATGGAGTTGAAGTTTGTGGTCGGTATGTTAATTGTGGGTATAGGTTTTGCTCTTATGATACCTACTGATGAACCATTAGAGGGCAACGATAACGCGTTAAAAGGCTATGTGTCCTCACCTGTTAAAGGGCAACAACAACGCGCACCTATAACAGCTAGAAGTTATGCACGCTCTATGGTGTCTAAGCAGGAGTTTGATGCGTTACACGAACTGATTATGTTGGAGTCATCTTGGAATAGTGACGCACAGAACCCTAAGTCTACGGCTTATGGTTTGGGTCAGTTATTGGATCAGACTTGGGAACAGGTTGGTATTGAGAAGTCTGCTGATTATCGTATTCAACTGATTGCTGCACAAAAATATGTTATGATGAGATATGGAAGTTGGGTTAAAGCTCTTGAACATCACAAGCAATATGGGTGGTATTAACGAGGAACAACTCTTTGTGTTGTTGAAGAAAAGATTGTTCCCTGATCTTGAGAAGTTTGATAACACGTTTCATAACGCTGATTGTTTCAGTTTTGAGGATAAACTTTATATTGAGTTGAAGTGTAGGCGCACTCATTATGATGAGCTTATGATTGAGGAATACAAGTATGAGCGTTTGGTTAATTTTGCTATGGATTTGGATTATAGTCCTGTGTATATTAACTCTACACCTAATGGTGTGTGGGCGTTTAATCTTGGGACGTTGTTGCCACGTTGGGAGAATCGTGCAGGGTTGCCTGCTACAACAGATTTTGTGAACACACAAAAGGTTGTTAAAAGTGTTGGCTATTTACATATTAAGGACGGGATCAGGTTATGGTAGATTTGTGGTTGGTTATTCCTACTGGTGCAAGAACACAGTACTTGAAAAATATTTTTGATGAGTGTGACATTGAACCAAGTAAGCGTGTGCTGGTTCGCACGTTGCCTGATGAGGACATTGACAACGCGATAAACCTACATTATTCTGGTGAGTTTAATATTCATAAATGGTGGAACACTGGTATTGATTATGCTGCTGAGCGTGGTGCCGAGTATGTTGCTGTGTTGAATGATGATGTTGAGCTTGCTAATAATCCTTTACGCCGTATAACTGAGGTTATGAAAGGAACTGGTGCAGTACTTGGTTATCCGTTTCCTTTTATGGGTCACGTGTGTGGTTACTGTTGGGTGTTGGATGTTAAGTCTGGTATTCGTCCTGATGAGAACTATAAGTGGTGGTATGGTGACAGGGATCTTGATATGCAGGCACGTAATGGTAAGGGTGTTGTGCACGTTCCGTCTATGGTGCGCCATTTGCACGGCAACGAATTAACACGCGACAATCAGGAGTTAGTTGCTATGACAAGGGTTGATGAGGAATTGTTTTTTAAGAAATGGAATCTGCAGAAGGCTTAAATACAACTATTGCACTTGGAAATGGTGCAGAGTTTTTACTGTCACCAAACTTTAGGCGACCACGAATAAATTCTACCCCCCCCCTTATCGCATAGTTGTGCCACCAAGCTGTGTCAGTACGTGCTGGAACTAAACAAACAACAAGTGCACCAAGTTGTGATTCATCATACGCTTTTTTCATCCAATGACCAATGACACGTCCGTATGGTGGGTTCATCCAACATCTGTATGGTGCCCAAGGTTGTATCAAACCATTGTCTTGTTCATCATAATATTTTTCTACTTTATGGTTTGTTTTATCAGCACACACATCTAGTTCAAAATTGTATTGGGCATTTAATTTGTCAAAAAAATTTTGGGGTGTTGCCCATTTATCTGTTTTACTGGTGAATAGTCCGTTGTTTATCAAGCCCAGGTGCCTTTGTATTTGATAAGGTAATCGTTCTCTAACACAAGGTTAATTCTTCCGTGATGTTCTTCTGTTCCTTTAGCGTTACCGTCCGTGAACTCTGGAAACATTATCTCTACTTGTTCTTGGTTGCAGTATTCGCGGTGCCATTTAACTTCGTATCTGATTGCATCTTCTTTACTTTGTGCAACAGGTATACCAACTTTGTCCAATGTGGCACGTGAGTAAATTCCAAGATACATTCCAAACGCTGTCGGACAATTAGATAACGGCACAGATGTTTGTTTGCGCCAACCTGTTTGTAGAAAACTTGGGTTTTTAATTATCACTGAGTCTTGGAAGAACCACCACCTGTCCCAGTTGGTGTTCTCATAAGCCCACCTGATTTTACCTAACTCAAAACCGTAATCTGAGCGCACTGTTACCGGCATTGTGCCAAAAGATTTAAGACAATCAGACAACCAGTGTTCACGTTCAGGACTGGTTGCTATCAGTATGTTGATAGTCGTTCCTTTATGTTTGTGCTTGATATACCTGTTGTGTATGGTATGTAGATCAAGCTGATGTTTAGTTTATCTAACCAACTTTGTTCAAAATCCATTTGTTTATAATAATCTTTGAGTGCCCAATCTGAACCTATTGCAATAACATCAGGTTTAACTGATAGGATAGCTGGTTTTGAATCTGTGCCACCACTGTTCCATATAACTTGGTTAACATATTTGCACGCTGATATAACATCATAGCGTTCTTTGTCATCACATACTGGTGGTTTCTTTTTGTATTCTTGTATGAAACTGTCAGTGTTTAATGATACGATTACTTGCCCTGATATGCCTGCTATTTCTTGGCACCGTTTAAGGAAAGCAACGTGTCCTGCGTGAAACAAGTCAAATGTTCCACCTGTGTAAACTCTTAACCCCAAGGTGATTCACCACCAAGTTCTTTACTCATCTGTTTAATACCTGTACTAATTTTGCGGGACACAGTTGACTTGTCAACGTTAAAGTATTCACCTATTTGTTCTAATGTTAAACCATCTTCGTAATGCATTCGCATCATCTCATAGATCTCTATTGTCAGATTACGTAAAGCTATGCGTATGTCATACATTGAGGCAAGAAATGATCCTGCTGTGGCAGGGTCGCCGCCACCATTAGAAACATATTCTGTTGCAGGGTCTTTGGTTATGATGTTTGAACTGAACGCCATTGGTAGGAGTTCTTCTATCATTGCTGTTGAGTAGAATGCTTCATCGTGTATTGAGTATCCAAGTTTTTTAGCTTTCTCTTTACGACAATGCCTGTCTGCCATACGGTTGAATGTTTTTGCTAACCGTTTGATTCCGATTCTGTATTCTTGTTTGGATAGTTCTGGTGATAACCATTCTTGTATTTTGTCGTTTCGTTTCAGTGACCATTCAAGTAGTTCTTGTTTGACATCGTCTGCTTCTACGAATCCTTTGTAGTTTCTTGTGATTATGTACGCTGATGTTTGTGCTATTTCCACAACATCTTGTACCCATTTGTCTTCTACCATTTGTATGTTTTACCTTCTACTACGAACGAATTACCTAACATTATTATTGGTACTGGTGTTACTTTACCTTCGTGAATATAGAGGATTCCAAAACCAGATTGCCAGTTTCCACTTCCTCCTTTAAGGTATGTTGCTTTTTTAAGATTCATCATATTTCCAACTTCAAAACCATACAATGAATTTTTTAACTTTCCATTATATGATTGATTAGAATGTAAGATTCCCATTTTGTGCGTATGTCCACATACAACACTCATACCAGTTTTCTTTGCAAGTTTAAGAGCATTGCCACCACCATTACTACTTGCTGAATCTGATAGTTCGTCACCGTGTCCCATTATCCAACCTGGGGCAAAGTTCCAAAGTTTATCGTGCCATTTAATATCAAGTTTATCGTAACCCATTAATTTGTGGTATGATAATTCTCTTAATGTTGCGAGTGCTGGCGCGTATGCTTTAACGTATCTCTCAATTCTATCACCGTGATTACTTCTCATAAGATGGAATGGTTTATCACCTAATGCTTCACGAAACCTTTTCATAATTAATGTGCTTTCATCAAGGTCTCGTTGTAGATTAGAATATTCTGCAGCGTATCCTTTAGACCAGCGTGCAGGTGCTAAACAATCAGCCTCATCACCAACACAAAACAGTTCATCAGGTTTGTAGTCTTTAACAAATTTAATTACTGTATCTATTGCTTTTTTATTATGTAAAGGTATTTGCATATCCGATAGCACTACTATGCGTTTCATTGTTTGTCCTTAATAGCATTTGATAGTGCTATCACTTTGATAGCAATAAAATTTGTGTAAGCAATAGTGTCAGCAAGTTCAGCTAACAGTTCATCAACAGTTTCTTTAACAGTGAAAGTTTCAAACAGTTGACCTGTTGATTTCATATACTGGTCAGCACCAACACCTTTAATACGACTCATCACATAGTCGTTAAACGATTCCATAAAAGATGTTAAATCTTGTAAAGCTATGCCACTTCCGTGATCTTTGACAGCTTGGTGGTCGTAGAAAAAGTTTGTGGGAGTTTTACGGTTATTGTTTCCGCTAACCTGTTGTGAGCCACTATCTTGAACCCTTGGTTCATCAGAAGCATTAGCACCTGTTCCCATTCCGCTTGCGTCATTACTCATCCTCATCTTCTTCCTCTTCATATAAATCGTTTGGTGAAGATTCACCTTCGTATTTATAATTACCTGTTTCTTCGTCTTCTGTGTAAATGTGAACAGTGATACTACCGTTTAAGTTTATCATATCTATGTGTATTTCATCTGTTAAATCATCATCATCTAAAGGTACTTTTGTTCCATCCATTGGTCCACCAATAAATTCTCTTATCATTTGGTCTGCTTATGTGTTATGAATGGTGGTGCTGTGAACACATTGTTTCGTGCAGCGATTTGCATTGCTTGTTTCCAAGTTGCACCTGCTTGTAATGCACCTATGGCATAAGGAGAACCAGAACCTATGCCATAGATACCGTCATCTCGCATCAGTACCGATAAGGAATCATCCAGCTCAAAGATGAGTCCTCCTAATGCGATTAGGAATATAAAGTCTGGTTCGTCGTTTTCTTTGTCTGGTTGGTAGCCGTTCATTGTTAATGCTAGGCGCATTGATGTTGCTACTTCTGCGATCATAAAGTGGTATAGGTCTTTGTATGAGGTTGGTGTTGGTGTTGGTGGTTTCCATATGTGTTGGATGATGTCGCAGGGTTGTGTTGTTCCTGCACCAGCTATTAAGTATTTGCCTCGTTTGGTTATTTTGGTCATTGATGAGTGTGAGTAGGTTCTTCCACCGTCATCTGTTACACGTGAGTCTGCTACAAGTAAACAGTAATCTGGTTTTTGTATGCCAAGTATTGTTGTCACGCTATCTTCTCCTTAAACCAGTCAGCACCCTCACGTAAAAACACATCATTAACATCTTTGTTCTCAGGTAGGTTAACAACAACAGCACTGTTTAAATCTTCTTTAATTCTTTTAGCAAGTTCCATACCAGGGTTGCGCCCATCTTCTTTAACATCATTATCAGCAAAAACAAAAATACGTTTATATCCTTCAAGCATCATAGGAAACCAGTCTTTCCACTGTGTCACACCAGCCACACCCACAGCAGGTATACCACACATCCCTGACAAAATAATTGTGTCAATCTCACCCTCACAAATACACATTGTTTCAGTGTCCAAACTTAAATCGTTAACGTTAAACATCCCAATCTTCTGCCCCGTTGGCCAAATATATTTAGGTTGACCACCATCAGTTTTACGAAACTTAATACCAACAACACCAGCTTTAGTCAGGTAAGGAATACTCAGTGCACCAACAGCGTGTTCGTGTCCAGGGGCTGGGTCAGTCACTGTACCGAGCAGGAATGTAGCGGCCACTTCTTTGCTTATTCCCCTTGATTTGAGGTAAGAGGCTGTCTCTGCGTTTAGTGTTTCGTAGTACCGTGCTGCGGTTTCCGTTAGTAATACTTTCTGCTCTTGCGACAGCATCTTTGAACTCTATCCCTTCCTTTTTCTTAATCAGTTCGTACACATCACCGTAAAGGTCACACACAAAACAACTGTAAAGTTGTTCCCGTATGTTCACGGTTGCTGATGCGTGTGCATCAGGATGTATCACACATTTGGTGGCTTGCCACCTTGTGCTGGTTCCTACTCTTCCACCATAGTATTTAACTACGGCTTCCAAATCGTGTTTGTTATGGTTTATATTGTTTGCTCCATTGGTCTAATGATTGGATAACCCAAGCATCATCAATACTTCCGTTGCGTCTTTTAACCACAACGTAGCCAATAGGTCCAACATTTAATCCTCTTGCTTCAGCATAGTTTATTACTTCTGCTTGTAGTTCACGCCAAAACTGTGGCAAATCTAACTTAATGGTTGCTTTGCATTCAAACAAATATGGTGCACCGGCAACGTAAACAACAAGATCACCTTCATCTTTTGATCCTGCTTGTCTTAATCGTTCCGCTGTGTATCCTTTGGAACGTAACCATTTCATTACATCTGTTTCAAACTTTGAACCTTTAGCTTTATTCTTCGCTGACATTGCCTGCTCGTTTCTTAGCCCTGATGGCTAGTTTGGCAGGCGAGTATCCACCAATGGTGCGACCTGTTTTACGTGGCTTCTTAGGATTTTTTTTACGTGCTTTACCATTCTTACGACCCTCATTAGCCATCACCTTAACAGGGGATGGTTTTAATCCTTTACCTTTAGCCATCTATTTTCACTCCTTGAAATCTTAACGCTTGTTGCATAAGGTCTTCATCTTTCAATGTCATACGACTAGCATCAACTTTTAACGCAACCCATTTGTCACCCATTGCTGAATGTTTAGCAAACCTGTTCTTAACACAAGCAATACGAAACTCTGATACTCTGGTTCCATAGCAACAGTCAAAATCATTTCAGGTAGTTGTGAAACTTTACCTTGAATGGCACGTCTTGATGGTGGACGTGTTGGTTCACCTTCAGCTTCAGATGTGTGGTGCAAAATAAAAATAGCTGAGTCTGTTTCACGTGCAATGTGGTGGCAGGCTTTCATAATGTCACGCATACCAGTCCACTCATTATCGTGTAACGCTGAAACGTTCATAAGATTATCAACAATGATTAGATGTGGCCATTCACCATACTTTTCACCATAAGCTTTAACCATAAGATCAACATCATCCAATGTTGGGGAAGGGTCAAAAGAAAATTCCATATGTTTCAGTGATGCAAGTTCTTTAGTGTAAAATTCTTGTCCATCATTTTTAAATGATTCTTCAATAGTGTTTGCCATATGCCCTGTTACAACAGCGGCAGCACGAATAGATGTGGTGTAAGCGTCAGTGTCAGCAGACACATACAACGTTGGCACCTCAGCTTTAATACCATAAAAAAGTGCAAGTAAAGATTTACCAGAGTTTGGTTGACCAGCAATCATAGTTACTTGACCGCGTCTAAACCTGATGCCTTCCTTTTTAAGTGAAGGAAAAATATCAGGGAGCAGTTGTGGTTCATCAAGATGCCGCACAGCAGCTTGCTTAATGGTTAACACTTCTGCTCCCTAAAATATTATCTAATGAATTGTGGTTCGCACTGATCTGCTGTGCCTTTAGGTGACGGACAGAAATAACCTTTCCACGCAGTTTTAGCAGATTGACCAGTGCGGAATGTCATCTCACCGTGCTTACAGGTTTTTTTACCTTCAGCAGATGCAGATGATGTTCTTGGTTGTTCAACAGGTGTAGCACCAAGAGCTTGTTTCAAAGTTCCTTGTGCGTTGTACAGTGTTTCCACTGCGTTAATCTCAGGTGTCACATTAGCAATCGCTGTTAGTGCACCTTTAATTTCTTCTTCATCATAAGAGTAAAGATAAACGTTAACTAATGTACCTTGTGAGGTTTTGAAGTTAAGTTGTGTTTTCACTCCTGGTGTTTCTGCGCTCATTCTTTTCCTTCTCTATAGAGTGGCAAGTGGGTCATACTTTACTGCCAGCTCCCCGCCGTAAGCGTGGCAGTAATCCTTAACAGAACAAGACTTACACATCATACCAAGATTTGGCAAAAAAATTTCTGCCTGAATCCCTTTCTCAAACTGTGCAAATAGTTCCGTAAATAGTTGCACTGTCCAACGCGACAGGTCCCCTGCGTCTTCCATTGTTCCCTGACGGGCGTTATAGAAGTAACCCTTGGTAGGTCTAATACCGGTTACACTTTGGACAGCACAAGCATATAAACCTAACTGCATATTTGTGTCAGGCATATAAACACCAGACTTATAATCAATGATAGCAATATCACCATCAGGTGTAACAGCTACAAGATCAATAAAAGATTTTACAAGTATGTCACCAAACATAACATTGTATTCTGGTTCAACTTGTAGAACACCATTATGGTTCCACACTGACCATTTGTTATTTCTCCACCATTGAATAAAGTTGTCAACCATTTTAGGTCCGTTGTCTTGCCACCAAATGTCGTTTTCTTTTTCCGGATACGCTTTGGTGGCGCGACCGCCAGCACGCCAAGCAGAAGGGATAGTGTCTGTGGCTGCTGCTTTTTCATCAATCATAGTTTGGAAATGGGCGTTCCAATACTTGATTGCTAAATCTTTACTCACAATCTGGTTCCTCTGCTGTTGGTGCAGTAGCAGGGCTACCGCAAGCTGAACAAAACATATCCAAAAAATACATTGAGATTTGGTTGTCTTCAAACATTACTTTAAGATTCCAAACTTTACAACCACACACACATACGTGTGTTGGTATTCCTCTTAAATCAAATTTTGGTTTTGATTCATCAGGTACAAGTTCGTCAATCGGTTTCATATTGTTCTTTAAGAAATTGTTCTACTGCTGCGTGGAATGCTGATCCTCCGATGAAGTACCACGCTGGTATTTGTGGTGCTTGTAGCTGGCGTTCTAGTTGCCAGGCTTTGCCGCATTTCATCCAGGAGGTGAATGATGAGAAACTTCTGTGCCCGATGATTGGTTCCATAAGGTAAACAATATCACATCTTTGTAATTCGTTAACGACACGCCACAAGCGTGTCGGTTGATAAGTATTTGACAATACGATTATACTCGGAGCGAGCCGGTGAGTATGTGCGAGCGACCCGTTTACGAGGAACCGCTTGGGGCGGTTCCGAGTAGTAAATATAGTAAAAAACTTTTATTACACTTCTCTATTGAAATCAATAGGGTTGTGTATGCGTTGTATATACAAACAAAAAAAAAGCCCCCAACGGGGTTAACCGTTGAGGGTATGGTGTATAATAAACCTTAAAAGACCGTTTTTAATAGGTAGAAAAGGTATTCAATGAATGTTCATAAACTGGTATGTATAAGATGTAGCAAGAAATTTACCAAAGAAACAATAGGTAAAAAATCTGTAGCTAAACACTGTCCATCTTGTGTTGTAGAAGTTGGTAAAGAATACAACAAAAACAAAACCTATATAGGAATTGTTTTAGATAATGGAACACGTAGAATAATGCCTAGTGGTTACGTGTTAATCAAACATAAAGATAAATGGTTAGCTGAACACCGAGTTGTAATGGAACAAATACTTGATCGTCCATTAAAGAAAGGTGAATCAGTTCACCATAAGAATGGTATACGTCACGATAATTCACCAGAAAATCTTGAACTATGGTTAGGTGCAATCAGATACGGTCAAAGAGCAAAAGATGTACATTGTCCTAAATGTGGTTCAGACTATTGGTCAGCAACAACAAACAATTAAACTGTACGTATGGAGACGTACACAATACCACCAAAACCAGAATATCTTCGGTCTGCTGGGGTAGTGCGCTCAAAACTTAACTGCTCAATCAAACCAGTAATCTGCTCACCAGTAGTGAAGTCTTGAATGATCACAGTGTCACCTGCAGCTTCAAGGTTTTCTAATGCTTGCAGTCTCACCCAAGCACGACCTTCGTAACCATTCTGAATACCATAACGATCTGTTTCAAAATCGTAGTTAATCAAAGGGATAGTTAACTGGCGTGCACGAACAACAGCAGGAAGAGATTTAACTTGGTAGCCGTCAAACTCTGGTCCTTTAGTTGTATCAGTTGTGTCACGACCAAGTGTGAACTTGAAAGCAAGTTCCTCTTGAGGTGAAGTAATATTTGTTGCAAGGTCAGTATTCAATGCAGGTGTTGAACCTGCAATAGTGATAATGGAATTTGTGTCACCATCAACTTCTTTAGTTGATATAACACAAGTACCAAACATTGGTGTGTTAAACCTTGGTTTAATTAACTTAAAGTATTTCTTTTCAACAGTTGCATACC